GCCATAGTTATTCCTCTATGCGTTATTTACCTAGATAAATAATGTACGTAGTTAATAAAAACTATTGACCTTTACGTACCAACCTGCTATAATAAGCAGTAGGAGATTATATATGACCGTTATAATAACAACAAGAAAGGTCAAGTATCTCAATAATAGAGATCTACTTGCAGAGATTCACAAGAGTAAGAACACATACAGTAGTTTTACCAAACCCGAATATCATCAATACGATATTATTTTACCTAGTTTAGACAAAGTTAACATTCGCACAATAGCAGACGCTAAACGTGCAAGAGCTAAACGCATAGGATTAGAAGCTTTTGCACTTGCTAAAGCATCGGGAGATAAGAAAGTCAAGTTAGCAGACTGTACTCCAGACTATAAAACAATCGCTAAGACAGACGTTATTATTAGAATCATGACGTTTGAACACATTCCGCTTGCACCGGGTCGTAAAAAGACTGTAAAAAGCACCGCAGACGGACATGAGAAAGTAAACTTTCCTCCATTCCAGCATTGGAAATTTGACGATGCTGACCAATTAACTTGTGTAGGCAAGAGTCATTGGAAGGGCGGTATTAAAACAGGTAAGTTTAGCAAAGACCACGGACGTATTACTGAGAACTTAGGTAAGATGTATATTAAGTTATCAGAGAGATATGCACAACGTAGCAACTGGCGTGGTTATACCTATATTGATGAAATGCGTGGACAGGCTATTTTACAGCTAAGTCAAATTGGTCTACAGTTTGATGAGTCTAAATCAGAAAACCCGTTTGCTTACTACACAGCCGCAGTTACTAATAGTTTTACCAGAGTACTTAACATTGAGAAGAAGATGCAGAACATCAGAGACGATATGCTAGAACAGAATGGTTTAACCCCTTCAATGACTCGACAAAATAGTGCAGAGTTTGCAGAAGAGATTGCTAGACAAGCAGAGATTTATAAAAACATGCGTATGCCCAAGTCGGAAGATACTCCGGAAGATGGAGAAGAAGAGGCTTGATCTGTTTGTTGTTTTTATGCTATACTAAACAACAGGAGATTGTATGCAATTATTTAAAAAGGTAGCATGTTTTACCGATATCCACTTTGGATTGAAGTCAAACAGTCAAGTACATAATCAAGACTGCGAAGAATTCGTAGATTGGTTCATTGCTAATGCCAAGGCACAGGGTTGTGAAACTGCAATCTTCCTTGGCGATTGGCATCACAATCGTAATAGTATCAATTTAACAACGCTCGATGTTAGCCTCCGCTGTTTAGAAAAGCTAGGTGCGGCATTCGAGCAATTCTTTTGGTTCCCCGGAAATCATGACCTCTTTTATAAAGACAAACGCAGTATTCATTCAAGTGCTTTTGGTAAGCACATCCCTGGTGTTACTGTTGTTGACCACATCCTTACCGTGGGGGATGTTACGCTCGTTCCTTGGTTAGTAGGCGACGAATGGAAGGAAATGAAGAAACTAAAGAGCAAGTATGTCTTTGGTCACTTTGAATTACCTAACTTCTTTATGAACGCTATGGTACAGATGCCAGATCACGGTGAATTACGTGCTGATGACTTTGGTACTCCGGACTACGTGTTCTCAGGACACTTCCATAAACGTCAAGTTAATCAGAAAGTGCAGTACATTGGTAATGCGTTCCCTCATAACTTTGCAGATACTTGGGACGACGAACGTGGAATGATGGTATTAGATTGGGGCGGCAAGCCCGAATACATTAACTGGGACAATGGTCCTAAGTTCCGTACACTTAAACTATCTGAGCTAATTGACAAAAAAGACGATATCATGAAGTCTAAAATGTACTTAAAGGTACACTTGGACATTGATATTAGTTACGAAGAAGCAAACTTTCTAAAAGAAACATTCTTAGGTGAATACGATATTAGAGAGATGAGCTTAATCCAAGAGAAAAACAATCTTGAGGGCGTTATTGACGACAGCCCAGATGCAAAATTTGAATCAGTTGACCAGATTGTTACTGAGCAGTTAGTTAACATCGAATCAGAAGCGTTTGATCAGAAATTACTTTTAGATATCTATAACAACCTATAATGTTCAATATTAAAAATATAACAGTAAAGAACTTTTTATCTGTAGGCAACCAAACTCAAGCTGTAGACTTTGACAAACAAGCACTAACTCTAGTGCTTGGAGAGAACTTAGACTTGGGCGGAGACGACAGCGGAAGTCGAAACGGTACAGGTAAGACTACTATGATCAATGCGTTAAGTTACGCATTGTACGGACAAGCCCTTACAAACATCCGTAAAGAGAACTTAATCAACAAAACTAACGGTAAAGCCATGTTAGTTACTGTAGAGTTTTCTGTACAAGGACAAAATTATCGTATTGAGCGTGGGCGCAAGCCTAATGTGCTCAAGTTGTACGTTAACGATGAAGAGCAATCTGCAAACGATAGTACAGAAGACGATGCACAGGGCGATAGCCGCGAAACACAAAAAGCTATTGAACAACTATTGGGCATGAGTCATATGATGTTTAAGCACTTGGTTGCTTTAAACACTTATACTGAACCGTTTTTGAGTCTTAAATCTGCCGATCAGCGTGAGATCATTGAGCAACTATTAGGCATTACTCTGCTTTCAGAGAAGGCAGAGAGCCTTAAATTGCAGATGAAAGACGTAAAAGATAAGATACAAGCAGAAACATCACGCATAGAAGCAGTTAAAACAGCTAACGAAAACGTACAAAAGAGTATTGACAGTTTAATTGTTAAGAGTTCAGCTTGGGATAACAAGCAACAGCTAGACGTTGAGAGCTTGGGCAAAGCAATTATGAAGTTAGCAAGTGTCGATATTGATGCAGAGCTAGCCGCACATGCTCAACTTAAAGCATGGACTGAAAGCAACAGCAAACTAAAAGAACTCACAAAGCAACGTGCTACTCTTGAAGCCGCACTTGGGCAAGCAGATAGAACTGCAACCAAGTACCTTAACGACATTATGCGGTTGCGTGATAAGACATGCCCTGCGTGTGAACAAGAACTTCACGATCATAAGCACGAAGAAATGAGTGCCGAAGCAGATAAGAACTTAGAAGATGCTATTGTTTACCAAGATAAAGTCAAAGCAGACTTAAAAATAGCACAAGATGCGATTGCATTAATTGGCGAACTACCTAAACCTCCTGCAACATTCTACGATACTGAAGCAGAAGCACTAGGACACAAGAACAATTTAGACAGTTTAGAAAGAAACTTAGAGCTAAAGGCTACAGAGTTTAATCCTTACGAAGAACAAATTGAAGAATTAAAGAAAACAGCACTACAAGAAATTACATGGGATGCAATTAACGAGTTAACTCGTGTTAAAGACCATCAAGAGTTCTTGTACAAACTGCTAACCAATAAGGATTCTTTTATTCGTAAGAAGATTATTGATCAAAACTTAACCTACTTGAACAAGCGACTAAGCTATTACATTGATAAGATTGGATTACCGCATACCGTTGTATTCCAAAACGATCTTAATGTACAGATTACACAGTTTGGTCAGGACTTAGATTTTGATAACTTGAGTCGCGGTGAGCGCAATCGCTTAATTCTATCGTTGAGCTGGGCGTTCCGTGACGTGTGGGAGAACTTGTATCAACATATTAACTTGTTGTTCATTGACGAGTTGATTGATGCTGGTATGGATGCGGCGGGTGTTGAGCTAGGTATTGCTATCCTTAAGAAGATGGCACGTGAACGTAGCAAGAACATCTACTTAATCTCACACAAGGATGAACTAGTAGGTCGTGTTAACAATGTACTTCGTGTTGTTAAAGAAAACGGATTTACCAGTTATTCAAACGATGTGGACTACGTTGAGGCATAATGCTAAACAAGTATAAGGAACTCCACGCAAAGCATGTTGACTTGCTAGTAGCGTATTACAACATACACATAGAGTTTATGCGTAAGCCTACATATGAGCGCACAACTGATTTGAGAAAAGTTCTTTCTGATTTACGTGAAGTACAAACGCAAATGCGAGCGGAAGTTATGCGAGTCAGGAAACAAAAAGAAGTAATCAACAAAAACAAACATAAGGAGACTCGGAAATGAGCACAACAATTCAAGCAATCAAAGAAGCCGTAGCGGCATGGGAAGCAGAAGATAATAAATTTGAAGGTGGTAACAACGCCGCTGGCACACGCTCACGCAAGGCTCTAGCAGAGTTAGGTAAGTTAATCAAAGCTCGCCGTAACGAAATTACAGAAACTAAAAACGCCCGCAAGGAAGCTAAGGCGGCTTAATGTCATGGCACTACCAAGGTGCCTTAGTAACTGAACTGCCCGAAGACTGCGTGGGTTTTGTATATTGCATTACAAACAACGTCTCGGGTAGAAAATACATTGGTAAGAAGCTTGCAAAATTTAGCAAGACAACTTATAAAACTGTAAAGTTAAAGAATGGCAATAAGAAAAAGAAAAAGATCCGAAGCAAAATTGATTCGGACTGGCAAGAATATTATGGCTCTAACATTGAGTTAAACAAAGACGTAGACACACTAGGCACAGAAAACTTCTCCCGCGAAATATTATACTACTGCACATCAAAAGCAGAATGCTCCTACATTGAGGCCCGTGAACAATTCGACCGCAAAGTTCTAGAATCAAAAGATTATTATAACGGACACATACAAGTCCGTGTACATGGCTCACACATCCTAAAGAAAACCCCCTAGGCTCTTTCCACAGTAAAGGCTTGCAC